TCTCACCATCACCTGGAGTAAATTTTGTTTTTACAATTTTTTCTTCTTTAACCTCAGGAATACCTGTAGGGTAACCTTTAATATTTTGTTTAGATAATTCTCTTTCTATATATTTATTTAATGCATATTGATATTTACCATCTTTATAATCATTAGCCACTGCCTGATCATACCCTTTTAATAATTCTTGTAATAGAGGATATTGTGCATCACTTTCTGCAAAACTTACTGAAGGTTGGTTTAAATCATTTATAAAAAATCTTCTAAAATCAGTATCTGCTTGACTTGCTATCGTTGCATGCCTGTTGTTCATAATATCAAAATTACCACCAGCTCCTTCAATTTGCATTATTGATTTCATAGGCTCAGTAGCTTCAGTAGTTTCAGTAGTTTGATCTGGTTGGTTAATACCTATTTGTGCTATGTCCTGACCTTCATTAGGAAAGAAAACTTTCATCATATTCATGTCACCAGGTGCACCTTTCATTTTAAGAAATTGGTCTTGTATAAATTTATTTTTATCATCAAAAGATAGTACTCTTTCTTTTTTTCTACTAGCAATAGTGCTTTCTAATTTATATTGATCTTCATTACTTAAATCACCTATCTTATTTACAAAAGCTCTAGTATTAACATCACTTAAAGTATAATCATTTGCATCTGCATAATTAGCATATACTGGAGATAATTCTGTAGCTATAAATTTTATATTAGCAGATCTCTTTTTTTCATCTGCTACAAACTGAGGCTTATCTACATTATAGTATTGATCTTTAGCAGCTAATATAAATTCTTGATTAAGTTTATCTTGTGCCGCTGTATCAGCTACTTTTGCTCTAAGATATCCTGTTGAAATACCTCTTACTGCTCTAGCAATATCTACCATTATTCAGTCTCCTCTGGTTTAGCCATTAAACCCTTTTGTTTTATTTCTTCTCTTACTTCTTTACCAATTTTTTCAGCTTCTTGTTTTAATCTTACAGCTGATCTTATACCTTTTTTATTTGTAATATCATCTAATGTCATATTTATATTTGGAACTTCTGCTATTACACCTATAGTTGCTATCATTTTCATTACAGGTTCTGCAATAATAAATGCTACATCTGGATTAAATGTACCTTTTACAAATCCACCAAATAATACAACTCTACCTATTGCTTCAACAGGTACACCTGAATCTAGCATAGCTATTATTTGTTCTGCAAATTCTGGTTCAGACATTCTATTCCATAAATAATCTGCAGCCTCATCTGCTTCTACAAATTTTGGTGGGTGTTCCCAAGGGTAATTTCCTGGTGTGTCTGTTAATGATTGTCCAGGTACAGGTGTATCAAATGGATTACCTATACCTTCTCCAAATTCATCCATGTTATCTCCTTATGCTTTTAATGTTGTAGTTCTTTTAACTCTATATGTTTTAGTATAATATTCAGCTAATCTTGAATCCCACGATGCACGCAGTGTCTCAGGGTTTACTGTTCTTGCATAGTCTACAGATGCCCTAGAGCTAGAGGGTCTAACAAACCCCATTTTTCCACGAAAACTTACTGGGGCTACACTTGTATCTATTACTTGAAATTCACCACCAGCACCTGACCTTTCAAATAAACCACCTAAACTTTCTCCAACTTTTGCACCTATTGCTGCACCTTTTGGTCCACCAACTTTTCCACCAACCCAAGTAGTTGCTCCCTTAATTGCATCTTGTAATACATCTTTAATTATTGACATTAATAACTCCTATAATAAATCAAAACCAAACTTACCTATTAATTGATATAAAGCATCTTTAGATGATTGGTCTTGTAATTCAAAAGCTGTAGATCTTTCTAATGCAGCCATGGCTAGATTGTGATTTCTATTTTCTACATTTTCTGATGATGTATTTACCCATGATGCTTCATCTCTCCATTGCTGCCATAAAGATGACAAAGCCCAGTTAGAAAGATTTAATATATTCTGTGCATTAGCTTGATTAGCAGCATTTACCGCAGATGTATTAGCTGTATTAATAGCTCTTCTCCAAACTACATTTGATTGATCTATTTCTTTTTGATTGTTAATATTAAATTGCTGTCTTTGATTTTCTAATGTTGCATTATATTGATTTAATGTAGCCTCTCTTTTAGCATTAGCTTCATTAACAGCTATTGTATTCTGTGTATTTAGTGCATTAATTTTACTTCTCTCTGCTTCTGAAAATTTATTCATAGCATCTAATCTAGCAGCATTTTGATCAGCTATAGTTGTGCTAAGTTTATCATAAAATTGATTTACTTGATTTTGACTAGATGCATTGAATTGAAATGCAGCGTTAGAAGCTGCTTGATCTGATAATAAAAATGCTTGTCTAGTATTTATATTTTGTAAATTAGTTTGCTGTCTATTAGATAGATTAGCCATATCCATTTTGAGATATGCTTGTGCATTAGTAATATTAGCTTGCTGATTATTAGACAGATTTTGAAATATCATCTGTTTATATGTAGCAGCATCTGCAGCAGCTATAGGTATAGCAGATTGCATAATACCTTCAGCTAATGCTTCAGCAGCCATAGAGCTAGCACTTAATCCCCTATTAGCCATTGCAGCTTCAGTAGCTTTTGCAGCACCTCTAGCCCATACTGGCAAAGGATTACCTGAAGATATTGCTGTTTCTACTTCTGTTTGTAAACTTTCTAATTGACCTTTTACTGTAGCATCAGATGTAATAGTTCCTGTTGCAGCCACTGCAGGTGCAGTTAATCCTGTCATTTGTGCAGCTGTCATAGTAGGAGTTTGTCCTGCTACTGTTACAGGTGTCATCTGTGCAGCAGTTTGTGCTGTAGGTGCAGTTACTTGTGTGCCTGCTATAGTTGTAGGTCCAGCTATTGTTGGTGCTGCAGCTGTCGTAGGGACTGTTGCTGCTAAACCTGTTGCAGGTGTTTGACCTGATAAAGTAGGAGTAGCTGGCATTAATTCAGTAGTAGCTACATTTTGTAGTTGTGGAGATATTGTAGTTCCTACAGGTAAACTTGGTTTTCCTGCTGCTAAACTTTCAATTAAACTTACTGCTTTAGCACTACCTGTTTGTTCTTTTTGGGTAGGTGCTATTGTACCTTTTTGTAATTTGACTTCATCTGGTGTTGCCATTATCTCCCCTGTCTATTGTATTTTTTATACATTCTTTTTTCATCTTTATTTTTTGATTTTTTGTGCACCCGTGGTCGTTTCTTAGGCTTTGGTCTTTCAACGTATGCTTTAAATTTTTTAGCCATTTATTACTTTAACACCTTTGTACCACGATGGTAAACCTACAAAGGGTCTTTTATCAAATTGATTTTCTTTTGCAGTTTTTGATTTTGCTTTATTATAATGCAAAAATACTTGACCACAATCTTTACCTTTAAATTCTTCTCGCCAATGTTCTAAATCACATCCAGAATATAATAACATATCACCTGGTTCTAAATTTACTTTAATACCAGCTTGTCCTGTTTTACCAGTTGGATCTAAATATATTGGCCAAGGGTCACCCCCAAGATTTAAAGTTGTAGATATTTCACAAGAGTATCTATCTTTATGTCTTGCTAATACATCTCCTTTTTTATATATTCTAGCATAAGAATATGTTTCACTTAATTTTAATTTTGTTTGTTTTTCCATTACAGGTTTTACCTCTTGTAATAAAGTTTCCATTGCAATGTCACTATAATGAGAATAAGTATTTGGCACTTGTTGATCATTCCATACGCCAAAGTATTCTGTAAATGGTGATATATATTTTTGATCAAATAAAAATCTTGCTACGTTTCTTTTATTTAAAAAATATTTGTAAATAAAATTTGCTAATTCTTTTGATATTGCCTTTTTAATAATTGTATATTTATTTTTTTGAAATGACATTTTTAATAATATTTTTCCCCTTTAATTTTTTATTTGATTGTATAAAATTTTTAATATAATCTGGTTTATTTTTTACAGTATTAGTTTCGAGGGTAGCTTGTATTACAGCTTTTTTCATATTATCATTAGGCTTTGACATTTAAAACACTATTAGGTATTGCCTGACAATTCCAATGTATAAATCTAAATGGTTCATATCCCATGTCTACAATGTATTGATGTGGCATGTATGAAGGAAAGAACATAGTTCTTCCTGGTTGAACTTTATAATTAATTTGTGATGATGCATATGTTACTTTTGTTTTATCTGCTTCTGGTAAAAGATTCATAATATTACCTGGTCTTGGATCTTCAAATAATAGCCTCACTTGCTTTTAAAAAATAAAAACCAGAGATATGCCCATTCCAATGAGTGTGTAATGTATGATGTCCTCCACCTCTTTTAGCAAACTCTTGCACCCACATTTCTGTAATAAATATTGTATAATTTGTTAAATCAAATCCCATTTCAATTAACAAATTATGTGCTGTTGCACCTATATAATCTTGTAACTTTTTAAACTTAGGATCACCTATTAATGATGTTGAGTGAAACACATGACCCATGTCTCCTTTGTTTCCAAACTTTTTATTTCTTTTATCTATTGCTTCTTTTAAATTTTTTTTAGATTCTTCAATATATTTATTAGATGCATTATTTAATTCATTTACAAATCCTGGTTCATCACCATACCATATTGGACAACTAAATAAATCTTGTCTGTTTAATTGTTTTGGAAACTGTAATTCTGTTTTTAACTTTTTAGTTTTTTTCTTTTTCATATTCTCCTTATCTAAATGGCCAACCAAGATTCCATATAACTAAACTATGTCTTGAGCCTTTTTTTACTGGACATACTCGATGCCATACAAACGAGGGGAATACTACTAAACTTCCTTTAGGTAATATCTCTTTACACTTTACAGGTTTTCTAGGTTTATCAGGATCTAAATTTCTAAAATCAAATTCTAATTCACCACCTTTATATTCTTTTGGGTCTGATAGTGTAACTGTTACAGATAACTTTCTAATTTTACCATGTGATGGATCATTAGCAGTTTCTCTAATATAAGGTTTATCCCAACTATCACAATGCCAATCATAAAATTGACCTTTAGTATATTTTGTAAATTGGCAAGATTCAGAAAAATCCCATTCAAAATTCCAACCTGCATTTGCATTTGCTTGATGAACATATGGTTGTATTTCTTTGTATATCCATCTATCATTCATCCAAACAATGTTAGAGTTTCTTTTCTTTTTTAAATCTTTAATATTTTTTTCAGTTAAGTTTTTACCGTTTCTACTAAACCCACCAGTAACTGCCATTTGATCTTGTAATGATTTTCCATATCGTACAATATCATCACATATTCTTTCTGGTATTGCACTTTGGAAATACCAATAATAATTTGTTAAATTCATATCCCTTATATTATACTATTACTATTTAAAATTGTCAAGGGGTATATTATTTACTAATTGTCAAATTAATCTTCTACAACAAGAGTTCCATTAGTTGTAAATGTTGCTGTCCCTACTCCACATGAAATAGTATAGGTATTTGTACCTGGTGTCACACTAACTGCAAAAGAAGCTGCAGAAGGAATTTTTACAATAACAGTTCCACCACCTCCATTACCACCAGCACCTCCACCACAAGCACCAGCACCACCACCGCCACCACCACCAGTAGCTGCACATCCGTTTCCGCCAGCACCAGATCCTCCAGATCCTCCAGCACCTCCACCACCAGGCCCTGCAGTTCCAGGAGCACTACTAAAGTTTCCACCTCCACCACCACCAGCTCTTAAAGTACAATCTCCTGGCCAAGCACTAGATCCTGCTCCACCAGGCCCTGACGTAGGTGTAGAATTGTTTGCAGCACCACCTGCACCACCTGCACCTCCACCACCACCACCGAGTCTATTTTGTTGATCAGGTGTTGATAATCCACCATCATTACCTTGTGGTGGACTAGTAGGAGGTGTGTTACCAGAACCAACTGGTTTTCCTCCACCACCAGAACCTCCAGGTCTACCAGCACCTACTCCCCCATCTCCAGGGTCAGATGGTGCAGGAATAACTTGTCCACCACCACCTCCACCACCTTCAGAAGTTAAAGCACTTCCAGGGTTAAAAGTAGAATCTACACCGTTAGATCCTTGAGCACCTGGGGCAGAACAATTTGTTGGACCTCCAGCACCTCCAGCACCAACTGTAACTGGATAAGTTGTATTAATTGTTATAGGATATGAAGTATTAAATCTGTAACCACCAGCTCCACCTCCAGCTCCTCTTCTAACACCTCCACCTCCGCCACCTGCTATTACAAGCAAGTTTGCGTTAAAAGGTGTAGCTAAAATTCTTGGCCATGTTCCTTGTTGTAATGCTCTAAATTGACTTTTTAAATTCCATACACCACTTGCTTTACTTAATTCTTTTGTTATAACTATTCCGCCAGAGCCATTTCCTCCAGCTTGGCTATTACCACCACCACCGCCACCACTACTTACTCCACTTGCGTTAGAACCAGTTGATCCAGGGCCACCACCAGCACCTCCTCCACCAGTTCCCCCATCTCCTTTGTTACTTGCAGGATTAGGCGGATGAACTCCACCACCTCCACCACCACCAAAAACTCCACAATTTGGTACACCAGGAAAATCAGAACTAAAATCTTTCCCAGCTCCTCCATCTCCTGCCACATTGTTTGGGCCACATGCATCAGCACCAGCAGCGTTAGCACCACCACCTCCGCCACCAACTCCCGTTAAGGGCGAGGTTAATCCTACACCACCATTATTTCCAAAATTAAAAGGTTGAGGAGGTGTATTTCCTGACCCTCCTGCAAAAGGTGAACCTGAATTTGCTCCAGAACCACCACCCCCAGAGCCACCATTAGCACCATCATTAACACTAGGAGTATTTGGCCCAGTTCTTGAACCACCACCTCCACCACCTTCAGAGGTATAAGTCACACATGAGACAGTTAAAGTTGAATCAGTTCCTGCACCACCAGTACTACTTGGAGAACAACCCCCACTTCCTCCTGAACCACCACCACCTATTACAGCAGGATAAGCAGTATTACCACATACATTTATATCTAAAACTCTTATTCCACCTGCACCTCCGCCACCACCCATATTGTTTCCACCACCAGCTCCACCAGCACCTATGAGACTTTTAATTACTCTTGTTCCTGGTTGAGTGGTTATGTTACCATTAGATGTTTTGGTTGTAATAGTACACTTCCCAAAAGAAGTTACGTTTCTTTTACCAATGAGTCCGCCATTTTGTCTAGGCATTAATTAGTCTCCTATTAAGATACCCAAGCTGTGCCGTTCCAATCGTAAACTGTAGGTGTTTCTGCTGAATCATTAGACTTAGTTGCTTCCCAACCTTTAGTGTTATCAGCATTGTATTTTGTTTCGTTCCAAGTAATTTGATAAAACCATGAAGGTGTATCCTCACCATCATCAGTTACTGATGGGTAAGTAACTGGTGCTTTCCAGTCATCACTTGAATCTAAAGACCAAGATGCATAAGGTTGTGGTACTAAAAATTTATCTTTAGACGCATCATATCTATAACCAATACCTGCATATTGTTTTCTAAAATTGCTGTTGTATGATGTCTGTTTAAATTCTGTATCTGGTTTATTAAAAAAATTTTTACACCATGTTTCTCCATCAACATGCATGTCATTTTCTCCTAATGGTCCAGCTGCAGTTTCTACATCATTTGCTACAACAGTAACTTGTTTTACAATCAAATGTGTATCTGATGTAAAACCAGTTGGGTCTGTTTTTGATTCTAACTCTGCAAAATGTGCCATGTTTATTTTCTCCTTAAAAGTTTTTTATAATTTAATTTTAGCTTATAGTTAATGTAGCATCAGCTGTAAACTTAGCTATTTTATCTCCATCTGGAGCAGTTGATAATGTTGTTGCTGCACAAGGGCTTCCTGCTAAAGTATAAGCAGCAGGTACTCTAACTACTACAATTCCTGATCCACCAGCTCCACCAACAGCACTACCTCTTCCTGAACCACCGCCACCACCACCAGTGTTAGCTGACCCAGCGTTACCATTATTACCACATCCTGTAGCACCAGCTCCTGCACCTCCAGCTCCTGCTGATCCTGCAGCAGGGCCAAATCTTGAACCTCCACCACCTCCACCAGCATAACTAGTATCTGGTCCTAATATTGTATTTGGTGCTCCAGCTCCACCGTTACCACCATTAGTTCCTCCTGCACTACCTGCAGCAGTTGCTCCACCTCCACCTGAACTTGAGTTATTTCCTGTGTCAGTAGATGATGTTGTTCCTCCATTATTACCTTGTGGTGGACTTACAGGAGGAGTATTACCACTACCACCTGGAGCAGTTCCACCTTCTCTTGCTCCACCTCCACCGCCAGAACCTCCAGCACAACCTGCTCTTCTAGAATAATGACCACCTCTACCTCCACCAGCTGATTCTATAGAACTAATGGAAGAGACAGCTCCTGAAGCATCTGCTGCTCCACCAGCTCCTATAACAACTGCATAAGAACCTGTGCTTAAACTTAATGCTGAACCTCTTAATGGACTTGGTCCAAAACCTGATGCACGATAACCTCCTGCACCACCTCCAGCAGTACCGCCTTGCCCTGGATTGCTTCCAGCACCTCCACCACCAGCAACCACTAAATAATCTGTTGATGCATTTGCCCTAGTCATCCAAGTGCCATTACTAATATTGTCAAAGTGATCATGAATATTCCATGCACCTGATGCACATTTTGGAGTTGATTCTGAAATTACTACTATACCTGAACCACCTGTATGAGTTCCATTAGTATTACAAGCTCTTCCACCACCACCACCACCAGTGTTAGTACATCCTGCTGTTGCTGTAACTCCACTTCTTACACCTCCAAGTCCTCCACCGCCTGGTGCAGCACTTGCTCTTGTTCCACCTGGAGTAGAAGCTCCACCACCACCTCCAGCGTATGTTACTGAACTTCCTGTAATATCGTTTGCTGTTCCATTTCCACCTGAACCACCTTGTTTTGAAGGTCCACCGTTTCCACCAGTTGCACTAGCACCACCACCGCCACCACCACCAGCACCGCCAGTTGGAGTAGGTCCTCCAGCACCATTACCACCATTATTTCCTTGAGATGGACTTGTAGGGGGAGTGTTTCCTGATCCACCGTCACCATTTTGACAGCTACCACCAGAACCTCCACCACCAGAGCCACCATTAGCACCATCTTCATTTGTGCCACAATCTACAAAGTGCCCTGCTCCACCACCACCACCGTTAGATGTCATGACACATGCTATAATTGAATTTGAACCAGAAGAACCTTTAGAAGAATGCCCTGGACTACCAGCACCCCCACCTCCAACTGTAACAGCTAAAGATGCATTAGGCATAGAAACACAAGTAGCTGTTCTATAACCACCAGCTCCTCCACCACCAGCTGCAGCTCCACCTCCACAACCTCCTCCTGCACCACCAGCAACTACCATTATTTCTGGTATTGTTGATGTACAGTTTTTCTTTTGAAAAGTCTTT